GTTGATCCTGCTGGTCCTGCTGGTCCTTGAGGTCCTGTTGATCCATTAGATCCATCAGCTCCATCAGCTCCATCAGCTCCAGAAGGACCTGTGGCTCCTCTAGGAAGAGTGAGATTTAATACTGGTGCAGATGTTGTTCCTGTAATTGAAGCTGCTGCGGATGATCCAGCTGTGCTTGTGGTGACAGTTCCAACTGACATCTCTGGGACGCCTAGATCTAAGCCGTTTGCATCAATTAGAGCGTCTACTAGCTTTTCTTGAATGTCTTCTAAGTCTGTAGATAATGTATGCATAGTTTATTTCTTTTTAATTTTTAAACCAACTCTCGCTGCCTTTGTATTACTTACAAATTGTTTTCCCTTTGCTCCTTCGCGCTTTTTCTTTCGTGCAGTTTTTGCACGTTGCGCTCTTGATAAGCTTCTAGCTTTAGCCATCGGAAGGCAACGGTCTGGATTCTTTTTGTTTTTAGACGTTCCGCAAGCCCCTTTAATTTTTCCATCTGTTCCGATGCGGACCCAGTTTTGCCTTCGCCATTTTGCCAGCTCACCCATTACTTCTTCTTTCGTATCTTTAATCCCTTACGCTTTTTGCCCTTACCATAGTTAGGGTCTTTGCAATATTTACTTGCAGCCATATTAGCGTAAGCTGATGGGTATTTATCGAAGGTACGCTTTGCCCAAGCTATACCTTTTGGACATATTTTTGCCATATTAGTATTTGGACTTCTTCTTGCCCTTTTTAGAAATTTTTAACTTGTTACGTTTCATTGCACATTTTTTACAACCACATCCATGCATCTAGCACCTCCATTTTCTAAGAGCTAGTGCTTTACGAGTAGGGCGTCCTTTAGAGTCTTTCATAGGACCTTTAACACCACTCATACGAGCACAGAATGATTTGCGTCGTTTTGCAGCCTTAGATCCTCTCTTAGCTTTTCCTGTTACAGGAGCCTTTAGATTAGATCCAGTCTTTCTGTTATAGTAGTCTCTACCTTTCTTAGACAGTCCTCCAGTAGGATTCTTGTGCTCTTTACGCATAGAGACGCCTTTTCTTTTTGCCATAAAAAAAAAGAGCCCCCAAGGAATTAACCAAGGGGGCTCAGATTTAAGGGTTAGCTAGGGTTAACTGCAACCGCACACTCAGGGCGAAGGATACCATGACCCATAGCGTACTTAGCCACGAATAAGTGACCTTGACGTTGGATTTGGTATTCGCTCTCAGTAGCGAGGTCGAGTAACTTCACTGTACCAATCGCAGATGGATGAGCAACAACGAAACGACTACCAGAGTAATCATCATTGTAACCTGATGAACCTGTAGTATTGTTTGCACCTGCATCATCAGTTTCGCCTTGTGTAGCGACTGTCACATCTTTGATGTGGTTAGTCTTAACTAGGCTGATACCTGCAACTTGGCTTACTGTGCCTGATGCAATACTACCAACACCACCGATATCACGGTTAACAGCCGAAATAGCATTAGTGTCGGCTGTGATTAGGTTGTAGTAGTCTTGAGGCTGAAGAAGAGCAAAACGTCCTTCTGAAGGAACGTCAGACTCGTCTAGAGATTGTGCAGCAGCATATAGAGCGTCTATAAGCTCAGCAGCAGTCATTATTGCATCTTTTCCAGATCCTACGGCAGAGGTTGGAGTGATTGCAGCAGTTGTAGGACCATCTGTGTACGCAGGAGTGGTATTGTTACCAGCTGCAAGCAGTACTTTCATGGTTGCGATATCAAAACGCTTCGCAAGAGCCTTACCAAGTTCCTTAGCATAGATGCTACGGACGTCGTAGTGGTTCTTGAGTTCGTCGATGTTGGCGAGGAATGTAGACGAGATAAGAACATCATCAATGTTGATGGTCTTTTCACCGTGCTTCACTTCCGATATGTAGCCAGACTCAGATATAATATCTTGACCAGCTGTATGGTATTTTGCAGTAGCTACGCCAGTTGTTGGGAACTGGGCTGACTTTCCTGAACTGATGGTGCGAACGGTGTGGAGACCTTTCATCACATTGTTCTCTTCGAACGTTGTGAGAATTTCACCACTGAACACCTTCAGGAACAACTTATTGTCTGCGTCAAAACTACCACCTGCTCCGTCGTCTTGACCTGAGCGAGAGAATGTCGATATACTAGACATAATTAGGTTTCCTTTTGTTTAGGTTATTATTTATTGTTGAGGGGTGTCATTCCTTAAGATCTTCCAAGATTGTCTCCGCAGAGGTCAAAGAATTATTTAAGATCAGACGATTTTTCGCTCACTGCATCGTCACGCTGTGAGTTAGAAAGTTGGTCAACGAGGGGTTGAAATTGTTCAGATACTTCCTGTATACGAGAAAAGAACTCTCGCATTTCTTCAGGAGATAGAGCCATTGATGGTATTTCTTTTGCTTCGTCAAAAAGTTTATCTGGATCTGGCTCAGGAGTAGGTTCTTCCGCTTGTGCTGGAAGGAACGTTAAAAATTTTTTATAATATTCGCTAAGGTTGTTTGCTTTACTACGAACACCTTCTTGCTCTATTCTTTGAGATACCCAGTCAGGATCAGTGTATTCGTGAGCACTTCTGCCTCCATTCCATATGTAAGCCATACGTTGGTCTGTTGGAGCAATACCACGATTCTTTAGGTAACTGTAATATGCTCTGTAAGCATCCTTAGCTAACTGCTCACCTTTGACAGGATGTTCAGCATCCGCGTGGACATAGTTAGTTCCTAAAAGAAGATTAACATCCTTTACAAACACTTTGTGCATTTGATACTTGCCCCAAGCTTTTCCATTGTCTCCGCGTTTTATGTTGGTGCCACCACTTGTTTCAACACCTGCTATAGCACGAAGAAAATTTGTTTCGTTATATGGAGCTGATTCTGTTGTAGATGGCATATAATTATTTGATGGAAGAACTTCCAAAGTAGAAACCGACGATTGCAAGCATTGCCTGTCTAACTTCTGGAAGTAGTACAAATCCATTGAGAGACTCCCAGCTTGAAGTTGAGAGTCCAAGCCAGCTGAGGATTCCGCTACCTCCACTTTCTCTGACTGTAACAGAAACGTCGCTGTAAGCAACAAGGAGAGGAGCAGCAATGAGCGCAAATAAAACACTGATAACAATAAATCTACGAATCCAAGCTCCTCCACGTTCAGAAGCAGCTTGAGCCGAAGCGTCGGCAGCTTCTTGCTTTTTTATCATCTGCTCAAATAAGCGAGACTGACTGGTAGCATAAGACCCAATAAGTTTAAAAATAAACCCACTGGCTCCACCGCCAAGCATGGCAAGAAGTTCTGTAGACATTTTTACATAATATTTGAGTGACGTAGCCTTTCAGCTACACGATTGCGGTATGCAGGATCATTAGCATAGCGAGGATCTGACATCGCTTCTTTTACTTGCGCTATTGATCTAAAAGTTGCTGAGTTAGGAGAGTCGGCTACTGAGCCACTAAGAAGAGGGGCATAGCCTCCACTCTCGTTGGAAAAACGAGCATAAAGACCTTGTATAGCAAACTTAGCAGCAGCAGGGCTGCCCTCAGTTACTACCTCATCAAACTCCTCTTGTTCTTGTTCAGTTAAAGTATTTTGAGCCCACTCTGCCATACGCTGGTAGTTTTCATCTCCACCAACTAAGTTTTTTAGATCGGTTTCTTCAGAATTAACTTGAGCCTGTACACCTTGTATGTAAAGGTCTACCATATCTCTGCTTATTCCTGATTTAGCAAGGGACTGATAAGTTCCTTCAGAAAGCTCTCCTTTTTCATCCCATTCTGCACTAGCAGCGGAAATTGCACTATTTTGCTCAGGAGTTTCGCCTAGTTCTTCTGTTTCTTCCGTGTTAGAAGAACCTAACTTTGACTCTAGCTCTCCATAAGCCTTAGCCATATCTTCGACTGATTGAAACTTCTCAGGAAGCCACTCAGGTCGTTCGGAAGAGCTATTTTGCTCTTGTTTATCTTGTTGCTCAGATTGTTCTTCTAAGCTTGGATTTGTGACGCTATCGTCCTCAGTTATTGATACACTTTCCATAAACTACTCTATTGTTGTTCTTGTTGTTCTTGTGCTGACACCAGTCGGCTTCCAGCATTTATTGCATTAGGTCCAAGTTTCTCCATCATTGCCATTTGCTGTGCTTGTTGTTGCTCAGCTTGCATTTGTTCTGGAGACTTGAGTAAGCTCAGGGTATCGATGCCCAGAGCTGTGGCACGTCGTTTGAAGTATTCGCTCACATTTAAAGTTTGCATAATAGCATCAGGACCGACGATTTGTGCTGCACCAGCAATAAAGGAGTCTAAGCGTTGCAAATCATTGCCACGTCCTAGAGCTTCAATGCCAGTAACAATCACTGGTTTAACTAGGTCTTTAGGGAGTTTGGGAAGTTTATTCTGCTTGCTCATGTTGTTCTCAAGAGCCTTAACCATAGGAAGCTGCATCTCTGTAGCTAAAAGGCTGTAAAGCCCTCCTAAAGCAGTTTCTAGCTCTTGAGAGAGCATTCTGATTTCTTCAGCGGTCACACGTTCAGCATTACGAACCTGTGCGCTGGATATAAGGAAAGAGTGAGCCAACCGTTCTTTTATAGGAGCTATAGCTTGCATAGCTACGCTTAGGTCGGCTGATTTTTGAACTTGTAAAGATGTAACATCGCCAGCTACGCCATTGACTATAGCTCCGTTTGGAGACTCTGCGAGGGCTTTAGCTCGTGTAGTTCCGTTTGGATTGACTAAAAATAGGCATTTAGCAGATACTGCACTTCCCTCAACGATGGCTTTTGTAAGAGCCTCAAGACTTTGAAGGTCTCCTAAATACTCTTCAACGTAGCCACGTCCGTAGCTTTCGCCATCTACACGAGAGAAACGTAATGGAAGAAAAGGTGGGTTTGCTGTTAAGCCTCCTACTTCAGGAATGAGAATACCGTTTACATCTTGAAATGTGCGCCACTTATCTCCTTCTTTGCACATCGCTGTGTAAAGGTCACATACTTTATCTTTTTTAGATTCAGCAGAAACTTGTGATTTTACGGACTCTGGTAAGTGGTCATAAGCAATACTTTCTTTTACAGCAACTTTTACAACATTCCCCATTGGGTCTCTTTCGACTACATAGCGGTCTAGACGAAAAGAACGCATTCCTCCAGTCTCTGGAATAAATAGAAGTGCGTTGCCTGTTACTATAAGATGTTTAAGAGCTTCATGTAGAACGACTCTATAGTTTTCTTGAGCAATCTCATCCATTATGGACTTTTCCATCTTTTGGAGAGCTACTTCAGTTTCTGAAATAAAGGTCTCGTCTGCTCCCTCTTCCATTAACTGCCTTTGATCGATCTGGTATCTAAAAAATGGGGCGTTGGGAGGAAGAAGGGCTAGTAGTAGTTTAGATGCGAGGTTGTTAGTGCCTCTTGCTCCCAAGCCTTGAAATGGTGTCTCTGAACGTGAGTGTGGACCAAACCCTTCATCTGGCATTATGTAAGGAAGAGTAAGTTTAGAGCATTGACGAGCTCTATCAACATAATTAAATCGGTTGCCTTCTAATGAGGAGTATATACTTTCCGCTGTTTTATGCATAAATTTAATTAGTTATATCGTATTTATTTAGAAGATTAGCATGTATAGCCTCTAAGTTGGCAAGCTGGTCATTAGGATAATATATCATAGATGAAATATGCGTCGTTACTGAAGTTTCTGCTGAATCAAACAAGTAGCACATCTCATCAAACTCATCTTCCGTATTAGCGACTGTGTTGTTGTTTGTTGTTGTGCGGAACACCCCATCTAACCACATTGTATTATTATCTGTAGACTTCGTTGGGTTTGCTATAACAGATATAAGTTCAGTAATGTCTGAACCAGACACATACGAACCATACACGTTTCCAGTGGTGACGCCTCCTACAGTAAATGTTCCTACAGAAGAACCTACTTTATTAAACGACTTGTTAATAGTAATAAAAGGTTTTCTTGGATTGTTTGCTCCTCCGTTGACCTTAGTTTGTAGGTTTAAAATTTGTACGTTGTTTTGCAAGGCAGAAGAATAACTTGGAAAGTTGCCCACCATAAACAAAGAGAAACTTCCGTCTTTGGATGCCATATTTGCGTGTGAAACAAGAGAGTAAGCAGGATTGTTTGCTAGATTTCGATCATCCATCATTAGTTTCATCCTAGCTCCTTTGCCATCTATAGCAAACTTGCCTTGTGGGTCTCTAACTACTGAGCCGTTATCTACAATTTTAGGTGAAGAATTATAGGAGTCCGAAGTCCAAGATATTACACCTTCTCCGTCATTATAATCTTCTGCTTGATTATACCAAGTAATTATGTATCCATCATACCCTACGCCAATAAACTCTTCTAGTTTAGAAATTAAATTCTTAGCAGTAAATGTTTGGGCAGCAACAGGAGTAGAACTTCCTACTGCTCGTTTCTGTACTTTACAAATAGTAGCATCGCCCTGTTGGTCTCTTAAATCATACAAAGCAAAAGCTAAAGTAGCTGTTCCTGAAACTTTAGTAAGAAGAGGAACTGATTCTTCCTTTTTAGCAGCTGTGTTTGGGATTCTTGCTCTGTTGATGACAATAGGAGAACCTCCCCCTGCTCTAGGTATTTCAATTAAACCCCCAGCAGGTCTATTCCGATCTGGAATTGTTACTGACGTACCATCGGTACGAGGGATTACCGTTACTGGCATTAGTTTGTTAGTATTGGACGTTCACTCCTGATCCTTCAGACCCCATATTTACAGATGGAGCACGTCGGACAGTAAGAGCTCCAGCTCCTCTTCTAACTGTTCCACCAGCACGCTTTTTAACTTCTTTGTTGACTACGTTTGTAGACATTTTAACTGGAGGTGGTGGAGGGGGAGGAGGAGGTGGAATTACAGGTGCCTTTGGCGATGACATACACATAGTTAGCCTTGGTTTTTGTTTAGCAGGTTTTCATTCTGCTCGTTGAATTTATGTTTAATAAAACGTACCACAGACCGCTGACCATAATGGAACAGCATATCTTCAAATTTTCCTGATACTTCAAAATCTTTCATAGGATAAGATTTTTCAATAAAATCGACTATTTCTTTTGAAATAAAAGGAGGAACATTTTCTGTGTCACGCATCATATTTCTTCCCTCTCTTGCATAATTACCGTAAAACCTTCGCCTCCATTGATGCAAAGGACGTTATAATCTATCCATTCAATGGCTTCATCGAGAGTCATTCCTTGGGACATAAAACAGTCAATCATCTTAGAGTGGCTATATACTAAATTACAGTTGTGATCTACTCCTATTATAGCTGAATTAAGCTGATCAAATATGATCGCTTCATCCCCTGCCCCATCTATTATAACATCTAAGTACATAGGTCGTTTAAGCTTTCTGGTAGCTTTCCATTATCAATATCAGCCTTTGTTTGTATCAGGCACATAGCGTTCCAAACAATAGCTCCTGCGTGATCTTCTTTGGTATCATCCTCCATAAACTGCCACAGGTGTCTGTATAGGCTGTCCACGTAACGTGATAGTGGAATACCCTTCTTCCAGTTGTCTCTGCCATACTTTGTGGCACCATCTTCAAAACGTTTAGCTACCAATCGAAGAGATTCTATAGGGATAAGGCTTGGCATTCCCTTACCACTCATAGCGTCTCTTACTGCTCCAGTATCAAACTCCGAACGTGCGCCAGAGTCTGGCAAAACTGATGTATTCATAAAATCAAACTCTAACTGTTCGGCTCCCATAGTGTTACCTTTTGTGTTTTAAGATTATAGTTTTTGCTCTGTAGTATGTAAGCCATACGAGCATTAAGTAAAGCTTCTTCTTCTGTGCTTCCTTTTTGAATGTAAGCATCCCTAACCGTTTCCCACGTGGCTCCCTGCTTGTCTAGGAGCTTTGTAGCTGTCTTAGGACCATATCCCTTCAAGCCATTATATCCGTCCGTAGTATCGCCAGCTAGGGCTTGTTTAAGAAAGTTAAAGGTAGCTTCCTCTTCGCTGATATCAAAGAACTGTCCACGTATGAAGTCATACTGCTCACAGGGTATAGTTCTGAAATCTTTGTCTCCAGAGACCACCATATAATTAGTGTCCTTTCTGGTAGCCATAATTCCTATAACATCGTCCGCTTCAAGATTGTCCCAAACGAAACTCGTCCACTTTTTTCTGCACCATTGCACAACCTCAGCTAAAGCCATAGGCTTACGCTTGTTTTTGCGGTTAGCTTTGTATTGTGGGTTTATGTCGTGCCTGAAGCATTTACTAGAGCTAAAGGCTAGATGAACATCATCACACTCGACGTGATTCATGAGCTCCTCTACGTGGTTTTGGAATATGCCTTTTGCTTTATCTGGATCACTAAAAAGTGTCCAGTAGTCATCATTCCATTTTATTGGATCTTCGGACGCTGCCGAAGCTCTAAAGGCGAGCATATCGCCATCTATTAACATTGTTCTTTCCATTAGTGTGTTTCTGCCCAGTTAGCCCCAACGGAGTACTCTCCAGTTATGGGGCAGTTAAAGTTTAAAGCCTTCCCTGCCTCTGCAAGAGCATCGACAAAGCATTGACCTAGTTCATCTGCGTGTTCAGGAGAACAAGAGAACTGCACCTCATCGTGGATGTTTGCGTGCATTTCGAATGGTTTTTGAGCCATCTCAACAAACAAAACGAGGGCTTTCTTCATAATAACAGCCCCTGCGGACTGTAATAAGACGTTCAGAGCCGAATGTTTCGACCGACAGGGCAGCTTGCGTCCGTCTATGCCCTTCAGGAAGCCTTTAGCGTCCACAGTTTTGTCAATATCAGCGATCAAACGCCCATATGCAGGGAATTTGTTCTTGAAACTGTCCTTCAATCTGCGTCCGTCCGCTGCTGAACCACCTACAATTTCACCAATCTTAGCATCTCCTGCACCATAGCACAGAGCGTAGATGTATGTTTTGGCTTGGTCACGAGAGGAAAGTCCTGCTGCTTCTTGGTTAGCTGTGTGAACATCACCAGTGGTTACAATCTTAACATACTCTCCTTTGTCGTAGTAGTATAGATAACCTGCAAGTGCGCGAAGTTCTAGCCCACTGGCATCGGAACCAACAAGGACTTTGCCTTTCGGTGCTGTCCAACATTGCCGACACTCCTTGCCATACGGAGATCGAGCTGAGGGAGTCTGAGCTACGTTAGGAGAGTTATGAGTGCATCTACCTGATACAGCTCCATTGGTATTCACGCCTCCGTGTATGCGCCCACGCTCAATCATCTTGAGCCAACCGTTACGTCCTTCCGCTACTTGCCCAAGACGTTTCATCACTAGAAGATACTCTAGGAGCAGTTCAGCCTCTGGAGTATCAATACTCTTCAGAACAGCCTCGTCAATCTTTGGACGTTTACCTTCATATGCGTTAGGTCTCCATCCTCCTTCCATAAGACGCTCAGCAATTTGGTCACGGCTTAGAGGGTTAAAAGGTATTTCACGAATCTTGTGACGTCCCTTCTTGATATCCTTCTGCTTGAACCCAGCTTTCAACGCCTCAGTTTTGAACTCAAACTCTTGACCGTTGGGCGTCACATACATCTGTGACTTCATCTCCTCCTTGCGTGGTGGATAAGCCTTCTGAAGTTTTTCCTCCAACTCTACACGTCTTACAGCTAACGTAGATATCAGCTCCATTGCTGCTTCTTTATCGAACGGAAATCCATTGACTTCTTGCTGACGTATAATTGTAGCGAATCGGTGCTCAAGGTCTAGCATACGCTCGTCAGGAGACTGCTTCATCAAGTGCTTGTATAAGTTATATGTAACCGTTACGTCTTGCACACAGTAGTCTTCCATTTTTTGAGACCAACTTGACCAATCTTCATCCACGACAGCATCGCAGTCTTTGTTTACTCCAATGCGGTGTCCCCAAGATTCAAGACTGTGGGATCCAATGAGCTTTTTTGGAAAACCTACACGAGCAAAGTCAGCGTTCTTTATATCTGCAAAGATACAACGAGCCATTACCAAAGTGTCTATGAGGTTTGAGTGTTCGAAGTCGTATATCTTTTTCAGGGCAGGAACATCGAAGCCAATCACATTGTGACCACAGATTGCATCAGCCTTGCTTAGCATTTCTAAGCCCATCTCGATGTTGTCCTCGTCCTTGTTTTTGCGGAACGAATGCTCCTTTTGATTTACTGGATCAAAAATACACAAGCAGTGTATGCGATCTAAACCATCAAGAGTTGAAAAGCTCTTGGGTGCATTTGTTTCTACGTCGAAGAATAATGTATTAGAAGGGTGCATCTATATTGTCTCCTTCCTCTTCAAAATCATTCTCTAGCGGAGCTTCTGTAAGCACACCAGTTTTTGGATCATACACAACAGAGTTTGCTAAACCAGTTAATCCACAGAACCGATTCTTGAGCACACGAAGCTGAGTCTGATTGCGATTTTCTACAGCTTGCTGATTACGCTCTAAACCAATTACAGTATCTGACAGCTGAGCTATGGAAGCAGAGCCACGTAGATGTGATAGTGACGTTGTAGTCCCCTCTTCGTGTCCACGCCCCTCTGGACGTCTTAAGTGAGAAACAATAATAAGACCAACCTTTGTCTCCTGAACAAGGGCGCGAAGTCTAGTCATTAGCTTGTCGATTGTTTTTCGCTCGTCTCCACCATCCATATCCGAAACCACAATACTTAAGTGATCGAGGCATATGTATTCTACATTGAGAGCTTTGATCATATATCGAATGTGGCTCAGCAAATGATCAGCGTCGAGTGATCCCCAATGGTCATACAGATAGAAGCGTCCAGAGCCCACAGTGTTCTCATAGGCTCTCTTATACTCCTCTGTAACTTTGAACTCCTCTTCAAGATGGATAGGAGTCTGCATTTCAATACCAATTAAACTGTTGGCTGTCCTCTCCACAGACTCTTCCAAAGCAATCATACCTACGGTCTTGTCTGTGGTCGTTAGTATGTGATGTAGTATCTGCTTACATACCAAACTCTTTCCTATGCCTGATCCTGCACAGAAGCAAGCAATCTCAGATTTACGAATGCCCCTTGTAAGATTATTCAATCCTTTGAAAGGGTATGGAATGGTCTCGTAAGTCTTAGATGTTGTAAGACGTTCATACAGATCAGAGCCATCCAAAATAGCGTCTGGTCTCCAAGGCTTTGCGTGAAAGCAAGCTGTGACTACATCTTTGCCCTCTCCTGAAAGAAGCATCTCATTGGCGTCCTTGCGAGGAAGCTTGGCTACTCTTGTCTTACCAAGAGGCAGTAGATGTGCTACTTCTTCGACTGCTTTCTGACCTGCTTCGTCGTTGTCAAAGCAAAGAACTATATGCCCAAATTTGTCTAGCCACTTCATATGGCGAGTGAACATACCTTTGGCTGAAGCGGTGCCGTTAGGCAGACTTACTACAGCCCACTTATTTCCCTGTAATTGACTAACTGTAAGACAGTCGATCTCACCTTCAGTGATGCAGAGATGGTGACCTCCATTAGGAAACAGATGCTGACCAAAAAAGGTCGAAGGACTTCCACTGCATACGAATCGTTTGTCTTCAAAACGGTATTTTTGAGCCACGATTGCATTTGAATCATCTTTATAATTGGCAATGTGGCAAGGAAGACCACGAACAGAACCGATACGGTAATCGTATCTTTTACAAGTCTCTTGGTGTATTCCACGAGCAGTGAGAGGGGAGATTTCTCCTGTGATAAATTTTTCATTAGATTTCATTTTTGGTGCAGGTGTGACTGCGTTGTTTGATTTGAAGTGTTTGTTGCAGGAAAAGCAATACGAACTTCCATCATCATTATAAGATAGAGCGTCGCTACTCCCACATTCTGCACAAGGTGCGTGTGTTACTGTAAAAGCCATTCTTTTGGTATTCTTTGGTGAGCCCACTGGAAGCTGTGTGTATCGCACCAGTCGGCATATGAAGTTTTGGATCGTTTGCTCAGCTTGTTCCAAGGGTTTTGGAAAACAAACCGAATGTCAGCGAATGGGTTAGCCTTCCGTACCGCAAGATGCTTGGTACGGTCGGCTGATTCCCAATATCCCTTGGCTTCGACTATAATCCCATTATGTAAAATAAAATCAGGAGTATAAGTCTTTTCCAAGACATAGCTAAGTTTTTCCGTTTCGTATCCGTAAGAGACGCCAGCCCTTTTGAGCTGAGCGTCAATTACTTTTTCGAAGTTAGATCGAAACTTAGAAGTTCGCTGCGGACGACGACGATACATCTTCAGTATCTTGAGCAAACGCTTCACCAAAGGATTCAGCTTCATAGCTTCCATCCTCTTCACCAAATACGTTGCCTCCACTGGAGAACTCTACAAGCTCTAATACCTGAACTGATTGGAGCTGTAGTGTGTATCCGAACCCTAAAGAAGGGTTGTACCAACACCAAGGTTTTACAGCCAGTTTGACTGTTGATCCTCCTCCAATTTGTGCATTGGAAGGACGAGCCTTGCTGTCAAAGATACCTACCGAAAACTCAAGAGTTCCTTTCTTGGTATCTTTCTTTGCTGCTTGTTTTGCATACACTTCGAAGTCCCCTTCTGAAGTTATGCGAATCGGACTACTGTCTGATCGACGCACTTTCTTACCGCCTTGCTTAGCACATTCGGCTGAGTATTGCGCCTCTACGATTTGATCGACGTTGGCTTTAAAAGCATTAAAATCATCTTCACTTAAATGAAGTTTAATGCTGTACATTCCGTTCGTGTCGAAGCGGAAGTTAGGTTCATTAACGTGCGGATAAACCGCTTTACCTGTGGGTGTTACTATACTATTCATATGCCTCATTATTTTTATGTTAAGAGAAGAAGTACGTTGAGTGGCGTACAACTTCTGGATCCAAACTTCCATAAGTTGGAAGATCTGGGAGAGTTACTCTGGCTCTCTGCTCAACTTCCATTTTAAAGTTAAGGAGAAGGTCAGATTGGAAAGTGTTTGCAAATACATTTCTAAGACAGTCACGGAAGGCGTCACATTTATTAGAGTGTGTCCCATAAGAATCGTGAATCATCGAAAAGTCAAATATTTTTTCAGGAGATTTGCTGGCAGCAACGACGCTGAGATGTAACTGACTAGCATCAATGCCATGCACAAAATTTGGGGCTATGCCTTGACGCTGAAGCCTTGGGGACACAGTGTCAAGATCATCTTCGAAGTAAATGTGAACCCCTTGTCCATAAAGTTTTGAGCTTACCTTTCGAGCAGCAACATTGGGATAATATTGGTAGATAGGAAAACCGCTTGGACTGGTCCAGTGTATTCCTTGTCCTGTGGCTGATACTACTTTGGCACATTCGTGAAGCCAAGACATACACTCCTTTGGTTTGTCTAGAACCTCGTTGATGCCTCTCCAAACAAGTTTAGCTAAGTATCCAATAGCTTCATATCTTACAAAGTCATCAAACGGTGGAGACACATTTCGTGATCGAAAGGACTCTTCATACCACTCGTCTGTGTATTGTCTACACGAATAGTATGTGGCTCCATAGAAGAAAGTCATTACAGCTCGTTTGGTTGTTTTACGATCTACTCCCCACTCAAGCCAAGTTGCAGCCATTCCGCTTCCATTCTGGGCATCCTTTTTTAGGTAGGACAGAACAGCGTTACCTACCACTCCGTAGATATCAGCAGGTATTTCTGTTTGTGTAACATTTGTGGATTCAGCCCCAACCTCATCACGCATCAACAAGGACAGGATTTGAAGCCCATTGTTGGTGGCATCCATAGCGCAGGGAAGGTGGCTGTTTAACTGACCATACTGTGTCCATTTTGCCCACTCATAGCACCAAGCAAGGGCAGACCAAGGCTTGTCCATATCCATCCAGTCTGTGTTGTTCTTGGGGTCGCTTGCAATACGTATGGCGTCCTCTCCAAAAGTGTATGCCCACTTCTCGCGGTCTTCTAATGTATACTTGTCGAACCCTGCTACGTTTGCTCCGTGAATAGCGAGCCACTTTGCATCCTGTTTACTTTTTAATTTTTCTGGACGATTAAATTTTAACAAAGCGCGACACACATCTGGACCCTGAACGCCCAAAAAACTTGGAACATTGTAAAGACGCCCACGAAAGTCAGCAGTTGTTGGGTAGAAGAAACGATTGTTATTAAACTTCTTGGCTAAATATAAAATTTTGGCGATCAATAAACGTTGAGATTTTGTGCTTAAGTTAAACTCATACGTTCTTGCAGCTTGTTTTTTCCAAAGACTTTTAGATCTTTCGTTTGAATCCATATCACTTGGAACAGGAGGAAGAGCTTCATCTTCTCTACTAGGAAGTCCCCCTACATTTACGTTATTATCCCAAGCCCATCCCATTATATCAAGAACAGGACTATTGACTGTCCAAGGAGTATTTTGAATTAAGTTGGCAGCTTCCATTGGAATAGCTAACTGCTCATTCTTCAGTTCTCTTAAAAACTCCATTTTGTTTGTTTTTATGAAAGGCAACAAAGGCAATGAAGTGTCCGTTGAAACATATCCTCCATCCCATATACTTGACCAAGCTTTTGGAAGCTCTATCGTGGGCATCCAAAAGGGCTGCATAAGTTCTCTGGATGCATTAAAATCCTCAATCCATTTTAAAGTTTCTTCTGTTGCCGTTACATATCTGGTAGGCTTATGTCCTTTTCTTTTTAGAATGTAGGCGTACTCAATCATTCCAGTTGAGTTTCTTAAAATTTCTATTAGATGCAGCCCAGCATTTAACTTACATCTGTGGCTCCATTTATTGAACTCTGGTCTACCCTTCTTAGAAGTTTCATGTTTCATTGAAGAGCGAACATGACGGATCTGTTGAGTTAATCCTTTGCGCCTCTTGGCTCCTCGAAGTATGCCTTTTGCAGTATCTTCGTTTGTTTCTAAAAGAAAACGACAACGACACTCATCTTCAATTCTTGCTCCTACAAACAAAGCACAGCCAGACATAGGTTTGCGGTGTGATATGCTGTCTAAAACTGCTCTTACAGTTATAAAAGCAATTATTTCAGAAGGTAAAGTTTTAAGTTCTGTTTGATATCTAGCAGGATTCCTATGTGTTAAAGATGCTTGGTAATCATCTATTGCCTTTTTAAATTTAGGCATAATTCCACGCATTAACCTTTGCCCATATCTGGTTTCAAGCTCTGCCTCTCTGTCTACACTCTTTACATTTCTATTTTTGTAACGAGTAAGACCAATCTCCGTCATTTCGGAGTTAAGAGTTTCTTGTGTTAGGTTTGTATCCACACTTGTTACTCTTTTTCTGCGTCATTAATTAAAACTCGTTCTTGTAAACGATTTACTTTTCTTTTTAAAGCTTCAATATCTTCATTGAGCTGTTTGTTTTGCTGAGACAGAGCGTCACAGGCTTTAGTCATTGCATTTAATCCTCGCACTAGCACAGTTTCAGTATCAGGTGCAAAAATTTTTGTAGTAGAATTTTTTGCCATGATATCTTTGAAACCTAGATATTAGGAATGTCAAGAAAAATAGCGTCGTCCGCGTGATAGTAGTCCCAAAGGGACAAAAATTTTTGGGGTGAATGGATAAAAAGAGAGCCAAACCTAGTGAAAGGAATGGCTCAATTTTTAAGAGTTATCTAGCATTGTAGATCATATACCAAGTAAGTAAGAAACTAGCAATGCAAATGAACTCCATTACATATACAATGAACATTTAGTGTAGTGCATAATTTATATTATGTATGTTTGTATCCCAACAAGCTCTACAGTCAGCACACTTGTTGCTTTGTGTAGGAGCAGGACAGGAGTGTGTTGCGTTTGACCAGCCAACGGTTGAGGTATGTGTGAATGCTCTGTGCGGTTGTTGGCTGATGAAGAATGAAGATACACGAACTACAAGGTTTGGTGCAAGAATATTATCTTGTTTGAAGTCACGTAGTATACGTATCTCGCGTGTTGGTAACCAGAACTTGATGTCTGGAAGTGATAGTGCAATGTTGTTGATATGACGTAAGTGGTAAACTCCTTGAAGGTCACCAGAGTCATGCCAACGAAAGAACCCTGATTTTTCTTTGCGACGTATAAGTTCAGTCAGTGCATGTTGCCATATTACTG